GACATACGGGCTCGCATTCGACGCATCGTAATACGCATACGCATACGACACACCGCCATACGCGTACGCGCTGCTGCACCCGCGATAGACCACACGGCCTGTGGAGGTGCTTATCCAATAATAATCTGAATAGTATGTACTCGACGAACCCTGCATAGCCCCGGCTGGTACAATAGCCATCAGCTTTCCATGCGCCACAGCCGTTATCCAGCCACTTGAAGTAGAACCTTTTATCATGACCGTGCTGCCGTCAGGCATCCAAATGCGCCACTTGCCCTCATTGCCGCTCGTGTTCGGCAAGTCCACACCGTCCATCATGTCATACTTGTGTCCGAAGATGTCCTCATAGCCCAGGCAGCAGATATTGTTCACCTGCGTCACCTTCGCTGCACCGTACTCGTCCTTGTCTATATACCAGGCATATTGGTGCACTCTGTTCTCGTCCACCAGACTGTTTGTCACGTTCGGGTTGATTGCCTTTGCGCCCTCATAGCCTATGGTGTCCTGCATGCCTCTTGACATCGTGCCGCCAGTCGTGCGCATATTCGTATGCGAACCTGCGCCACACTGCTCCTGCATGTTTCTCCTGCCATACTTCGCGTATGCAAGGTTCGCAATGCGGAAGTGCATCAGAGCGTCAATCTGCTGCATACCTCGCTGCACGCTGTAATAGTGGAAGTCCGTCCATGTCATGCTTGCAGTAGTGCTGCCGCCGGTTATGCAGGCACGCAGCTTGCTGCCCACAACAGAACTGCCCACAACAGCACACAGATGCTCCTCGTTGGCAAACCATTCTGGCTCCATATCCTCTATCTTGCTGCTATTGGATAGCACCACCTTGTCAAACTCGGCTGTGTTCAATATAGAGAAGTACAAAGTCTTGGCTCCCTCCGGCACATCGCTGATAAGATACATACCAGCCTCAAATCTGTTTCCCAGCGTTGGCACCACGATGCTCTTCACCACATTGCCGTTCACGTCGGCAAATGCGCTGCCCACAAGGTTCGTGCCTGGCACACTCGGCCAACGAACACGCTTGTGCTTCGACACATCCACCACGCACACCGAATAGGAACTGTCCGTACTCATGGCATTTGCTATGGTGTCCCTGCCGCTCATCACTTTCCTGCCTTTAGTGTAACCGCCCTGCACCGCCTTGATGTCATCAAGCGTCAATACGTCCACGTTTGGCACAGCCGGCATGTGGTCCTTATCCTTCGAGCTGTAGCAACTGTAGTTCCTGCTGTTCAAGAAGTCATTGATGCCCTTGCTCCAGAAGAAAGGCTCATGCATCATCAGGTCGCCCTCGCTGCCGTCAAGTTTGGCAGGGGTTCCGTCGGCATACTTGGTGCTGTCCTTATCGTCAAGCTCCATGTAAGTCATCTCGCCGTCCAGATTGTTCACCACGGTATCGACATTCGCGATGTTCACGTTCCTCGTGGTCGCCTTCTTTGTCACCTTCGCAAGCACTCTGTGGCGGTTCTTCAATATCGCAGCCACATGGCCGCTTGGCTTGTAGTCGCTGCCGTACTTATAGCCCGTGCCGTTATCCAAGTTCGAGAGATTTGCATCATCAGCCACGCTCTCGTCGCTCTCCAGCATCGTATATTCAGGCTGCTCGATGTTCAACTCCGGGTAGTGCTCGATGTATGCAGCATAGGTCTCATCATCAACGTAACGGGTCAGTCGGTATGTGCCCACCAGTCGGCAGCTCTCCACATTGCCGCCATTCTCGTCCACACCGCCCGTCTGCATCAGTGAGGCCAGCAGGCTGCCGTCGCCTTCCATGTCGATGCCGGTCACACGCAGATACTTCACGTTTCCGCACCTTGCGTGCAGCGTCTGCCAGTCCACACCAGGGCAATTGTCAACCACAAGCCTGTTGATGTTGCTTGTGCCCTCCAGCGTCAGACCGCCGGTCGTCAGTTTGCCCAGATAGCGCAGTTCCAGTGTCTGCAACGTTGCCGGGAGCGTTACGCTCGTCAGCGGAGCACCCTGTGCGAAGTTCACGCCGGTCAGGGCTGTCTTGCCTGCCTTCAGTGTCTCCAGCTTCGTGTTGTTGCTCAAGTCTATGCCAGTGAAGCTGCCTGACTTCAAGCCGGTCATATTCAGAGTACGCAAGTTTCGGCAACCGTTCACCAGCAATGTGTTCAGCGTTGTCTGTGTCTGGCCGCAGCTCACGTCAAGCGTCCGCAGGGCGGAACAGTTGTTCAAGTTCAGAGTCTGGAGTATGGCATGGCTAACGTCCGTCAGGTCAAGCCCCATGATGCGGCTCGCACCGTAGATGTATTGCGGGTCATTCACGATGAGGTCCGTGTCAAGCGTCAGTTCCACCTGACTTCCCGTGTCCTCCGCAAGCACTGCGCTTTCGTGCGGAGTACCGCTCGTGTAGCCGTACCCGAAGAAATACCGCTCGCTCGCCGTGATTCTTATCTTCCGGTTGTCACTTCCGAACTTATAGCCGAAGTAGGCCGCGAAACTGTCCTTTCTGTATGTTCCGCACACATACTGGCTGTCCAGCAATGCAAAGCGGTTCTGGATGGTATAGGTGCGGTGCGCATATCGGCTGCTCTGGAGTGCATAGAGATAGTCATAGTAACTCGTAGTGCCGTCTGCCGTCGTCACACCCTCCGTCAGTGGCTTGATGTACTTGTAGATGCCGTCCTTGTTGTAGATGCGCTCACACCAGTTGCCCATCATCTCCTCATTGAACACCTTCAGCACATACTCCAGCGACATCGTGCTTCGCAGCTTGTCTGCCACCTCCCTCAGTTTGTCCGGGCAGCCTCTCACAAGTTCCCACAGCACGGAGTCGTGTCCTGCAAACGCATACGAGCCGATGCTCTCGTCCATCGTCTCCCACGTGATCGTGTAGTCGTATTTCAGAACCGAGTCGTTGCGCTCACCGAACACCGTGTCCATGTCGTATGGGATGAAGTACCATATCTTGCCGTCCCACGTCACGAGCATCATGTTCTTCGCGCGGTTGTCCACAGCCATGAAGTAGTCCGTTATCAGATACCATGCAAATGGCGAGTCGTTGCCGAAGTATTCCGCATATTCGTTCAGGAATTTCGTCGGGTTGCCCTTGCACGAGTATATCCACTCCCAAAGGCGCTTCACTGCCGCCTTGTCGTCCTCATGCGCCGTCGCCCATGTGTCGTCGGCCTTGAAGCGGAACTCCAGAGCATCGTCAAACGTGTCCATGTTGCTCGTACCAAACAGGCACAATGTCTCCGAGTTGTTCAGGAACTCCAGGCAGATACACTTGTTGCGCTCGCCCTTTAGTGCAGCCTCGTCATTGAAGCCCTCGATACCCTCAAAGCCGTAGATGATGCCGCTGCCGCTCTTCTCGTTGTTGAAGTTGTACTTGCCAAGATACACGTTCTCACCCGTGCCGTTGTTGTCGTAGAACAAATCTATCGGGAAACCGTCCACGCCGATTCTCACATCATAGTTGCCCTTGTAGGCCATTTGTGGCGGAGTCAGCCAGCCGCATCTCTTCCAGATGTCGTTCACCACTCTCACCGCACCCGTATTGTGCGTAGATGAAGAGTCCGAGAAGTCCGCCTTCAGACAGAATATGTCTATCGGTCTTGCACCTGGTTTGAACGAATATTTGAAGTCCGCTACCTCCACACCGTTCACATACAGCTTAGTGCCGTACTTCGTCGAGCGGCTGAAGTAGATGCGGTAGTTCTTTCTCGGGTAGGTCGTCGATGAGGTGCCTTGTATTCTCAGTCCGCACTGGTAGATGATGAAGTCATACTCCTTGCCGTAGGCAGAGTAGAAGTAGATGTCAACCGGAACCTCGAACTTCTTGTTGTTCGTCTGGTTCACCAGGTTCACGTCGCCCACGATCCTCATCACGCTCTTGCCCATCGCACGCAGTTTGTCTATATCGACATCAGTGCCCTCGTCGTCCATCACCTGGTTCTTCTCGAACAGCACCACCATCTCGTCGCTCGTCGGGCGGTCCACCATGTAGTTCGCCAGTTCCTCATCATCACCCAAAGCACGGCTGTAAACACGCATGTTACGCACCTCCACGTCCGCGCTCTCGCTCGTGATCTTGATGTTCGTCGGTTCCGCCTGGAGCAGCGAGTCCGTCGAGGCATACTGCTTCGCGCCGCATAGGATGCCGTTCACATACAGCGTCATCAGTCGGTTGCCCTTTTTCTCCTGCACCACGAAGGCTATCTTCAGTGTCAGACCGCTTGCGAATTTCGTGCCCACTTCCGAGCCTGCGCCCGTCCGCATCAAAGCCTCCTGCGTCGTCAGTCTGAAGCCCACGCCGCCGGTCATGCAGTCCACCACCGTACCCCTGCGGTCGGTCACGTTCGTGCATGTCAGCTCCATCTCGTAGGTTGCGCCCGTGGTGGTTGCATCGTTGCCGAATGGCTTGTACCCGATTTCAACATTCGCGCCGTTCGTCAGCTTCAAGGCATCGCCCGTCCAGCCGTTGCTCTGCCAGTCAAAACCTTCAAACGCCGTTTGAACGTCGTTATAACGCCATTCAGCAGGCTCGCTCTCGGCATTGCTTCTGCCGGCTGCCGTCAGTTTCAGTACGAGTCCGGCAGTCGCCTCGCTCAGGTCAATGCCGCTCTCCGTCACCTTCACGTTCAGCTTGTATTCCGTAGTGCCGCACTTCAGCACCATGGCCACGTCGCCCTGCTCCAGGAAACGGTTTGTATATACCTGCGTCGTCCTCGGGACGCTCACCGTCTGCGTCCGTATGCCGTCTCTCCACACACCCACGGTCGCCGGGGTCGTTGTCGGGTCATACGCCACAAAGTCAAATCTCACCTGCTCATACTGGCCGGTTTCAACAGTCGGGCTCAGATGGTCGTCCGCAAAAATGCGTCCGTCACCGAAGGTCAGCTTCGTACCGATATACGGGGCGTTCTGTCCGGCCTTCAGAATGTCAAAGTAGATGCTCTCACTCTTCAGCGTCAGCTCCGCGCTCGCCTCCATCTCGGCGACGATCTGCACCGTGTGCCGACCGATGCTCACCCCCGACATCGACAAGGAGAAACTGCCGTTGGTCGTGCCGCTTCTTTTCACCGTCTGCGAGTCCCACTGGTGTCCGTCCAGATACAGCGTCACGGTTTTGTCGCCGCTTCCGCTAACAGCGAAGGGGATGCTCACAGCCTCACTCACGCCGTAGCCGCCCTTGGCGACACACTCTGCTATGTTGAAGCTGCTGCTCAGCGCAAGGGTCACAGCCTTCACGCTCACATAGCTCTGCCTCGTTTGTGTCTTGCCGGTCGTCGGGTCGGTTGTGGTAGCCCTCACATAGATGTCTGTCGTTCCGAGCAGCAGGTATTTCGTCAGATCCAGGGTATAGGTTCCCTTGCTCACATCATGCTGCGTGTCTGCATACATCACGGTCGCACCCCTCTTCATCTCGATACTGACAGTCGCCTTCTGGCCCGTGGATGTACCCTTCTCGTCACCGCTGCTGTACTGGTGGTCATACGTCCATGTCAGCATCGCGCTGTCGCCTTCCTTGATGATGGTCTTGCTGACGGCTGCATCCAGCACGATTTTCGTGGTCGAAGCGTCACCGCCTCCACCACCGCTTCCTGCCGGAATGTCCGCAGACGCTATCTCCGCACCGCTCTTGTTGGTCAGTGCCAGGCGCACGCTGCTGCCGTCGTCACTCAGTTCGGCGTTCATGTCCAAGACGGTGCTCGCCTCTATCTCCATCAGCTTCGCCGCCACCGCCGCGTTCTGTACCGGGTTCGTCGAACTTACATTCAGGCTCTCGTCCACCTCAGTCTCGCTGATGGTGATGGCGACGTTGCCGTCCTCGCCAGGCTCCAGCTTCTTGCCGTTCAGCGTCACGCTCTTCACCGTGCCGTCGCCGCCAAAGTCCTCCCAGCTTGCCGCCTGCTCCCAGCTCTCGATGTTCGTGCCCTTGAACTGCTTCGTCTCCCATTTTCCCTGTGCCGTCTCGTAGGTGATGCAGCGTCCCTTCGCACGTGCCTTTCCTTCCACGGCTGCTATGGCGGTCTCAAGCGTATAGTATCCGCTCTCCAGCGGAACCTGCTCCGTCACGTTATAGGTGTTGCCACCGCCGCTTCCGCTTATCTCCACCAGGTTCCCTTCCTCATCGCTCCACACATACACCACGCCACCGCACACATACGCCTTGTTCTTCAGTACTTCCGTGCGCACATCGTTCATGTACATGTCTGCGCCAAACCAGTTATTGCAGTATATGTTACCATTCTTCCCGCAGAATGATTTGTTCACCGTGTCATAGTACACACCGTCTATCTGGGGGCATGATACAAGTCGTATCTCCACGCCTTCCACCAGCCCGTCAAACCGCGCTGTCGCGCCGTTCCTTGCAGCCAGTGCCGTGTCCTTGTACTCCGCTTCCACGCTCTCTGCCTTTGCCACAGCGGCGTTGGTCTTCTGGGCGGCATCCGTAGCCTTGCTTGCTGCATCGTTGGCAGTTTGGGCCGCAGCCTTCGCTGTTGCTGTTGCCGTATCTGCTTTCTTTGCCGATGCGTCAGCCACAGCAGCAGAAGCCTTGGCGACAGCTGCTGCATCCTCCGCAGGTTTCGACAGCAGTTTCAGCGGGGCGCTCACCACCGTCTCGCCTCTCATGGCAGGGAGGCTCACCACACCGTCCAGCGTGCTCACCGCCTCCAGTTCGTCCACACTCTGGCTGGCTGTCTTTATCTGATTCACCACATCCTGGACCAGTTCCTTTTTCTCTTCTTCTGTCATATCATCCGTTGTTTTGATTATTGTTCAACTGTTCTCTAAGCCCGTCGATAAAGCCGGGCACACACAGACGTTCTGCCACCGTGCCCATAAGGCTTACCTCCTCGTCGGTATATTCGACACTACCCTCGCCATTGTATATCTTCAGGGCGAGTGCGTGAGCCTTGATGCCATTCACGTTGTTGTAAATCATGTCGGCAAAGTTCTCTCTTGCGTCCACCGTATGCGATGCCTTGTGGCTGATGGATGCGTAAATCTTGAAATGCTGAAAATCTATCTTGCTCATATCGTTGTTATAGATTATTATTATATAAACAGTAAAAATTATCCTCATAAGGCGCACTATTACCATTGCGTACAATTAGTAACTTTACAACGGAATTGGCTTTTATTGTAATTTTTGAAGCCCCAATAAGTGCGATTCCTCCGGATGCAATATCTATATCTGCATTGTTAGACTTATGGCCTACAAGCGTGAGTACAAAGGCGTAATCGTATGTACTACTTCCGAACATCCAATACAGAAGATCGTTTTTTATATCCAAAAATACTGTCCTATTGGAGCCACTTGTGTTTTTGAGAAGTTGCAAAGGTCCGTCCATCCAATCTATGCTGTATATCTGGACTAAAGGAAGTTCCGCTGATACATCTTTGATTTTGCCTGCTTGAAGAACGCCACCCTCATTAACTACGATGCTACCAGACGATAATATAGAAACACGTGGTGAGGATGCGACTTTAGATTCTATCCTAAAAGCAGGACGGAACAAAGATGCGATGTCTTTTCCTTGTTGCATATTTTTGTTCAAGTACATAAATGTTGCTGCATCATCATCGTTTGGGTCAGCGTTAATTCCTAAAAACAACTGATGGAAAGTCCATTTAGCAGTGTTCTCATCATACAAGTAGTTTTGCAATCTTATTTGACTTGCACTGATCAATGTCTTTTGTTCTTCGGTTGTCCAATCATCAATGTTACCATAGTGTAGATTGTCTGATGATATTACCAAATTTCCAATATTTCCATTCGATGCGTTTATTTCTCCCGTGAACTTGCCGTTCTTTGCCTCGATGCTGCCGTCTTCCAGTATCTTGAAATTCTCGTTGGCGGTTACAAGCCCCTCCAACTGTATGTTTGATGCCTTTATCTTTACACCATCCTGACCGGCACCGACAAAGGATTTCAAGTTGCCGTCCACATCGATTGCATACAGTCCCGACACTTTGGACGTGACTATGAGGCCCGTCTCTTCCAACGCCCGCTCGTCCTTGTCATACACGGCAGCCGATATTTTCACCAGTCGCTCCGACTGCTCAAACAGCGTTTTGTACTTGTACGTCAGTGCCTCAATCTTATCTGTGCTCAGCACCAGCATATACAGATAGATGTCGCCGTCAAACTCCAACTTGAAGTCGCCCGTGCCGTTCCACAGTCCGCTACAGGTGTATTGCACATAGCCGCCGGTAGCTGCGATTTCCTCGCTTACCTCCATACTGTTGAAGTCCGCAAAGCCCGTCTTGTCAATATTCTCAAAACCTATCTTCAGCGTGCCGGACTTTGCGCAGCGATAAAAGAAACTCAGATACACTGGCAAGGCTTCCTTCTTCCCCTCGCCGTTTGTCGGAAAGGTCGGCACAAAGCGTAGATTCTCATGCTTCTGTCGGATATACTTGTTGCGTATCCGCACCACCTTGCGTCCCATGTCTGTCACCACGCTCGCACCGTCACCCTTCTTCGATAGCGCTGCGCCGTTGGCCCATATCCACCTGTTGCCGACGAGGAAGAACACCGTCTCATTCTCCGAGTTCCACTTCTCCAGTCCCGACGCAAACGTCGGGTTGTTCAGATAGCCCTTCTCGCTTAGGAAATCATTCCGCACGCTGTCGATCGCGCTCTGTACCTTGCCCTCCGTTATCTCGAAGCGGGTTTTCACGTCCTCGCCGGTTTCCAGTACGAATGTACCCTTCAGAAAGGCATTGTCCGCATAAAGTCCGTTGCCCTTCGGCTGGCGGTCTGCCGGGAACTTGTCATCCTTGATGCCGTCCAGGTTGCCGAGCCGTGCGCGTAGGCAGTTGTCGAATGTCTTGCCACTCACACCATCCATCACGTCCACCCTCGGCTGTCCGTCCTCCGTAGCGGATATGAGCACCAAGTTCTGCCGGTCAGTGTTCATCGTGTTGCCCATCAGCACACACTCGTCTCCCTCCTTGGGTTCCACACCGTCAAACTCCTCTTTCGCCACCACGATGCCGTCAGCCATCACGTCCGCTACTTCCACCCAATAGCTCCGCATGTCCTTGCCCGTGAACGTCTGGCAGCGCACCAGGTCGTGCTGCACGAACATGTTGTCCTGCTCAAAGCTGATGAGATAGTGGTCGCTTTGCTCCTCCACCGCCTTTATCTTGCCGTTGGCCGCGCTCACGCATATCTGGCCGCCCACGCTCCGCACCTTCTCGATGAGCAGTTCCATCACCGCCATCGTCTGCCTCACCGTCAGCTTGTCTATCGTCAGGTAGGTGCGCCCATCCTCGCCTTTCCACAGCTGGAACCCTGCGCCCAGCAGTCCGTCCACAAACTGACCTGCACTCCGTATACTGTCCGACGTTACGCTCTCAAAGACCACGCCGTCCTTTTTCCTCACAGGCTGGTCCAGCCAGTCGTCAAACTGGCGGTAGTCCCATTGGTCGGCATTGTCCGCTTCCTTCGCGTGGTCTGCCTCCAGAGCGTGCTTCGCCTCATCTGCGTCCGTGGCGTGGTCGGCCTCTTTCGCATGGTCAGCTTCCAGCGTGTGGTCGCTCTCCTTGGCATGGGTGGCTTCCCTCGCCAGTTCAGCGATGTCCGCCTTGGCTGCGTGCGCCGCCTCCTTCACCGCCATGCCGCCGTAGGCTGTGCCCCCGGTTCGCAGTGCCGAGGTGCTGCCCTCGTTCTTCGGCTTCTTTATTACCTTGATGTCTATCATTGCTCTATCTCCTTTAGTGTCATTTCAGCATATCCCTCCTCCAGGTTGCGGCTGATGCCCTGCACGAAGAAGGTCTTGCCCATCATCGGGTGGCGGTAGTGGGCGAACAGGCTCACAATGCCACCGTCCGTGTCCGTCAGTTTCTGCGTCATCACCACCCTCGGCGCGTGCCACTCCTTGTAGTAGCTGTCCACATACAGCTGCTCCGGCTTCGCGCTCTCCTCCCGGTTGTGGTCGTATATCGTCAGCAGTCCCTCGCCCGTCAGCGTGTTCACCGGGGTGCTCATCTTCACGCTGTCCGTCACGTCCAGTGCCTGACACTCCGCAGCCGTCAGCGCTGAGTTTATCTTCATTTCGATGTCATCTTTCACGTTCACGAAGCTCTCCTTCGTGTCGCTCATGTACACCAGGTCGTTGTCGCCCGTGTTGTTCACCAGTCCGTTGTCGCTGTATATCTTCACCTCGAACTGCTCCACCATGATGCTGCTCACGTGCGCCAGCAGCGGTATCGTCGTGCTGTTCCATTTCGTGTGCCTGAACCACGTCTTGTGCCGCCTGGTCACCACGTCCCACACGGCGTTCACTGGGCCGAGTATCATAAACCGCACCCGTCCGCTCACCTTGTCGCTTTTCTTTATGGGGATGGCGATGCCTTCAGCGTCGATGCCCAGCTCGTAGCTCACGTTGTTCTGCAGGTCAAACTTTGTCCCCACTATCTTGTCGCCGATCTTCGGGTCAAATCCTATCGTGAAGCACTGCTGGTAGTATTCGTCCTCGTCGGCACATTCCTCCAAGGTCTTGTACTTCCGCCACTCGAAGTCCGAAACCTGTCCCTCCGTGCCCTTTTCCACCACGCACTTGTCGCCGATTATCAGCATGCAAGCCAAAACACCCACCTTCGATATGTGGTCGCTGCCGTCACCGATGGCGCTGTACTTGAACTCGTACAACTGCGGACCGCTGTCCGTGAACGGCACAAAACCGTGCTCCGTCTCCACATCCCATGTCGCTGCCTCGTTGGGTGTCGTCACTTTCCACCACTGCTGCGTGTAGTATCGTCCGTCACCGTTGTTGCGGCTCGGCACGGTCATGTGCCACCATTTCCGTATGCCAATAAAAAATGGCATGCCGTCAGGAAATCCGGCACGGTCGTAGTTGTATATTGCCTTGTAGGTGTCCGTCAGTGCCATCACCGGGTTCAGCACTAATTTTCCGCTCAGCACGATGTAGTTGGTCGTACCCTCGTCTGTCGGAGAGAACACACCGCCCGTCATGCTGCCGTTATACACGGCTCTCGGCACTCCAGCCTTCAGTGAGTCGGCATTCGGGTAGGTCGTGGCCTCCTTGTCGTCGCCGTTGCCGTTCACGCTCACCACCAGGTAGTTCGTCATCTCCACCTTCGGTGTCGGCGAGTTGTCCTTGCCGTCCGTTTTCTTCTCCACCTTGCCCAGAGCGATGATGGCAGCTCCCGGCTGCTTCGCCAGCAGGTTCGGCAGGGCTTGCTGGTTCTTTCCCTCGCTGCACAGTTCCTCCATCACGTTGCCGCTCCCCATGTTCGGGAACAGCCATTCGCTGTTGTTCTTCACCTGCACATACCAGTCCGTAACGCATCCGCCGCTGTATGTCGTTTCCTGTCCGTGGGTCATTGCGTCAAAGGCATCTATCGCCGTCGAGCCCTCGCCGTCGCTGCTGTATTCCGTCATGTATTTCTGGTAGTTCTTGTACGGGCTTTTCAGCAGATCGTCGTCCAGCGGACTCTCTATCACGCTCTCCATGCTCTCCACCTTCGCCGTCAGCAGCAGCCTGTTGTACACCTCGCCCACGCTGATGGTCGTGTCCGTGTCCGTCACGATGCCCGTCCGTATGTCCGTCGTCTGCCGTGCCGTCGTCACGCTCGCCCCAGTCAGCAAATCTCGCCAGTATATGCGTTCGTCGCCCTTCACGCTCTCCCAGGAGAACAGATAAAACGTGAACCCATCCTGCACGATGTGGAGGTTCAGGTACTTCAGTATCTCCTCCAACACCTCACCCTGCTGCCATACATCATCCTCCTCATCACCAAGAAAAAGCAACTCGCTCACCGTCAGCTGCCCGAATATCGCATAATGGTTACCAGCCAAATCATCCACAGCCTTACTTCCATCGTATAGGTAGCGCATGGCATTACCTCCCACGATGTCAAGCTCAGCCGTCACTCCGCCCAATATCTCTTTCAGCATCGCCAAGAATGTGCGTTGTTCCGCCTCCGCCTTTACTACATTATACAGTACACCGAGCGAGCCGACATCACGATATTTAGCATATTGCAATGCCGTCAGCGCATCGATGCAGCTCAACTCTATCTCGTCAAACTCCTCGTTGTAGCCCTGCGAATAGCTCTGCGGTTCGATAAATCCGGCAAAGAGACATTCCCCCTCACGGTAGATGTTCACCACAGCGTCACGGCATGAGGCACAAAAGAAGTCCGGCACGAAGTTCCGCGCCAGAAGGCGTACAGTAGCCTGCTGGCAGAGCAAGTGGTCAAACGTATCGTTCACTTGACTCGTCAGTTCCACTGGATCATCAGTAAACGACAGTTCCCCATTCTTCTCACCAATGACAGTTTCCTTAGTACGGTCACCACCAGTCAATATATGCACCTCGATGCGCTCTTCCCTTTGGTTGTAAAAATGTCCGTGCAGATACATGCTCCTTATATTTTGATGTTTGTTCCTTTTCTATTTATTCTCGTCTCGTTGGCAAGCACCGCCACAAGGTCTCTGCCTTTAACCTTCAGCTCGTACACGCCGCCACCTCCGCCGCCATTATTACCGATAAGCGACTTCAATTTGTTCAGCGGTGCTATCACCTCCGGGTTGCTTTTCGCCCCGGCATACTCGCCCATCAGCGCCAAGGTCGGGCCATACACAATACCGCCGTTGGCGAATGGTGTCACGGCAACCGAAGCAACAAGCCCTTGCATCATGGCAATAAATCCAGCTGCGATGCCAGCACCAGCAAACGGAATGTAAGCGTGTGCAGCCATAAACTCTGAAGCTGCAAGTTCGCGGTACGCCATTGCCTCTGCCTTTACTGCCGCCATCGTAGCTACCGATGCCGCCACCTCTTCAGGGGCTGCCGCTACTTTTGCCGTAGCTGCTGTGGTAGCTGCCACTCCACTTGCAGCGGTCACAGTGTTGGAGACACCTGTTACGGCGGTCAAGGCCTGAATAATTGAGATGATGCCGTTGATGCCCTCATATATCTGAATGGCAGCATCGACGACGCCAGTAACCGTGGACCATGCGTCACGGTTGCCTTGCAGCGCATCGGTGAGCGAGGTGACACCATTGCCCACACCCTTGACCGTGCTCCACGACTTACCTAACGTGACATTGCTTTTGCGGATGCGCTTCTCGTAATCCTCGTAACTGCCGATGAGCTTCTGTATGGAGGCTCGCTGCGACTCGTCCATAGGACTTTTCGTGTCAGCCAACATATCCTGGAGTTCCTTGATGCGTTTCTTTACACCATCAAGCCCAATGGTTTTCAGTTCGAGGGTCAGCGTCTTGCCCTCCATACTGTCGAGCTTCGCCACTTCTTCCTCCATTTCGGGAATGCGCGTGAGTTGCTTCATGGCATCGCGTTTCTTCTCCAGTTCCAACACCGTGCGCTGTATGTCGTCAATCTCCGATGCGCTGGCGTTCTTCTGCTTGGTCTGGTAGTAGCTGATGGCATCATCCAGCGAACGGATGGTGTTCAGTCGGGAGATGTCCTCCGGCTTCTTCAGTTCATCAAGAGTGTCGTCCCATTTCTTCTTCAGGTCGTTAAGGGCATTTATCTGCTTCTGTATCTCGATGCGCTCTGTCTCTGTAGCGGTTTTCAACAAGTCTGTATAATACTGCAGTTCTTTTTCAAGCTGGCGGTATGTCTGTATCTTGTCTAAACCGACATCAACATGCGAACTGCGTTCAAACGCCGTTTTAAGGTCATTCAAACGCTGTATTTCAGCATCGATTACTGCAAGTTCATCGGCAGAGGCTTTCTCCCTCAATCCCTGTTGATAAGTGATTTCTGCATCGATGTCCTTCAGGGTTTTCAGTTCGGTGGGACGGCTTGCCGCATCCTGCAACTGCGTTATCGCATCCTGCTGCTTTTGCAAGGCTGCGATTTTCTTTGCATAAAGCGCAATGGTCTTGGTGTCTGTTCCGTTGGCAGTTTCCAGTTTGTTCTGGTAGTACTGGATGTTGTTGCCAAGTTCCTTGTAACTCGTGGCATTGGCGATAAGCTTCTTTCCGCTGTATTTGTCCTGGTTACCCGATTTACCACTGCCGTTTCCGCTGTCTGTTGAGGGGGCGTTCTGTTTCTTATTGTTCTTCAAGGCGGTCTGGGCGTTCGCAGTCTTTGCCTTGGTGTTCGCTTGCGTGGCCTTTGTGTTTTTCTCCAAATCCGCCGTCTGCCTTGCTGTGGTCTCGTCCTTTATGCCGAAGAACTTCTTCACCCATTCCCATGCCTTCTTTATTACGGCACTCGCTTTTTCGAATGCCTTGACAAGAAAGTCCCATACGGCTGATGCAATTTTCTTCACCGCTGCCCATACAGCATCACAGATATTGCGAAAGGTCTCACAGTTATTGTACGCCGCTATCAATGCACCCACAAGTGCCGCTATAGCCATCACGACAATACCGATGGGGTTGGCACTGAGCACAAAGTTCAGGGCTATCTGTGCCACCTTCCAAATGTTGGATGCGACAGCCACCACCTTTGCTGCAGCTGCTTGCGCAAGCGTGGCCACCTTCACAGCTTTCAGCCATGTCACCACGGTCTTGATGCCTGTACTGAGTTGCACCATGCTCATGAGAGCGGTGCCGCTGTTGGCTATCCATTCCACATAAGGGGCGGAGGTGCTGGCTATCGCTCCCGCCCAGTCCATCATGGCGTGCATCTGGTTGGCGAGTGTCTGCTTCAGGCTCTCGCCGGTCGATGCCATGTTGTCGAAGGCTGCGTCCATTTCTCCTGCGGAGTCGGCCATTGCCCCGATGTTCTGCGAGAACTTTTCTTTCTGCTCACCAGTCAGCGAACCGAGCAGACGCATGGCTTCGGCACTGCCGAACAGTTGGCCGTAGATGGTCTGGCTGAGTTGCCCCGTCTTTGCCGCATACTCCTGTATGCTTGCGTCCAAGCCGAGCAGGAAGTTCTCCAGACCGCCCGCTGCCTGGATACTGGCTGCATTGAAACCGATGCCCATCTCGTTGGCTGCTTTCGTTGCCTCCGTCGATGGCTTGATGAGTGAGTTGAGCACGGCAGCCAACTGAGTGGATACTTCCGCCGTGTCACCAGTCACACCCGTTGTAGTGGCGAACACTGCCATCAGTTCGTCCATGGAGACACCAAGCTGAGATGCACTACCACTCACACGGGGCAATGCCTGCGCCAACTGCTCAAAGCTGGTCACACCGTTCTTGGCCGTCATCTGTATCTTGTCTTGGATGTTTCCTGCTTGATCCCATTCCAGACCATAGTTCTTGATGAGCGTGGAAGTAACGGTCACCGTCTCTCCCAAGTCCGCAATACCACCAACCGCACTACGGCTTGATTTGTTGAGGAACTCTATCCAGTTATCCTCGGGCACGCCATTGGATATAACCTGGTATAAGCCGTTGGCAAGTTCCTCACGCGCAAGCGGTATGGTCTTGCTCAGTTCCGTTATCTGTCCGGTCAACGCCTCGAACTCGTCGCCGCTCTTTCCTGCCATGGTGTTGGCACTGCGCATGGCGGTCTCGAAACTGTCGAATGGCTCGGCAAGTCCACCCACCATGTCGCTGAGGTCGCGGATCGAGCGGATGGCGGTGTCGAACACGAGGCTCTTGTCTGCCATCTCGCGCAGCTTGTTGCCCGTGTCCGTTGCGGTCTTGCCCACCTCGGAGAGTATGTCGTCAAGACCGTCGGCTTCCACCGTCAGCCGTTTCAGGACACCACCGTCCTCGCTCTTGATGTTGATTCTAAATTCTACTGCTTTTGCCATAGTCTTTGTTATTTCAGTCCGTAGCGTTGCTTGGCTGCCTCAAAACGTGCGTTGAACTCTTCCTTGCTCACCTCCTCACGCTCCGCCTTCTGCTCCTCGTCCCACGGAAACGGCAGGATGTCATGCGCACGGACGTTGCTTTTCGTGTAAGGCGAGATGGCGAACAGGGCCAATACCCTCGTGCGCTCCCATTCGTTGCGCTCCGCATCACGCCTGGCTTCCGCCCAACGCTCCCATGCCTTGTAAAACTCAAAAGGGGTGCATCGTTCAAAGTCTTCTCTGCTCATCCCGATGCACCCCAGTGCCATGCCCAACAGTTCCTCGACACTTACTTCTTTTCCGTCTGGGCTGCCGTTTTTTTTTCTTCACCGCCCATGTCCTCGTAAAAGGAGTTTGCCGCATCGGGCTCCATGAGGTCGGCAAAGGTCTCGAAGTCGTAGTCAAACGCCACCTTGTCGGCATTGCACGCGCTCTTCACGCAGCAGTACACAAACAGCACAAGCTCGGAGATATTGGTTTTCTCCAACTTGCTCACGTCCTTGCCGCTCTCGTTCTTGAAGCGCACCATCGCGCCCATGGTAACACGGCAGGGGTATTCATTGCCGCCTACCTTGATTTTTGTCTTTTTCATACGCTATGCTGTTTTTATTCTCCGCCTGATACTGTGGCGGTGTCGGTGATACCTGTGCCCACTTTCTCCACCTTGCCACAGTTCTGGAGCGTCAGCGAGTATTTCGCATCGTCTCCTGCCTGTGCGTCGAGGTCAAGGGCGGTGATAAGATACTTGCCCTTGTAGCCACCAGTGGACTTGCCTGTGCGCTTGTCGCCCTCACGGAGGTTGTATGCAGCCTCCACCGGCTCGCCCTTCAGCATTGCGTCCTTCAACTGGTCATACGATGGAACCTCGTCCGTGCCGTCCGTAAGCACCACGCCGTCAGCGGTAATCTGTTCGGAGAAACTCTTGATGTACGACTCCTTCCACTTGCCACCCGATGCTTCCTTTGTAACACGCTCGCCGGTCTCCGCTGATGTGGAAACCTTACAGCCGGTGGAAAAGCCGAGGGCATTGGCACCCATGGAAAGGATGAGGTCGGTTCCGTCTAAAACACTTTTTGCCATATCTTTCTTGTTGTAATGGTTAATACTATGCCGGTCGCCACTCCGACGATAAAGGCGATGAGAAGCATCTTCCACGGATTGGAAGTGCGTTCCTTTTCCGTTTTGGCTTCATTCTTCTGCTGCTCCAATGCTTTCTTGTAGCTCGCCATCTGGCGTTCATAGTACTCGCACTGGCGTTGCAGACTGTCGCAAGTGGCATACACAACGATGGTGCCACCTTTGTTCTGCACGGTTGCACTGGCTCGTCCGTTCTTGGCTCGGTACTCTGCCTTTTCGGGTAGGTTAGTCAGTTCCGCCAGAGGTATCTCCAGCTTGGCTTCCTCCTGTGGTACTGTCTCCGTCCATGTCTGACGCACCTCGCTCTGGAGGGTGTCCGCGGATACTTGTTTCACGCTTTCCTCCGTTGCCACGCTCGCCTTTCGGCTTGTCGCGCAGCCCGACAAGAACAGGACAGTCATCATGATGCTTGCAACTGTTTGCAGTGTCGATAGCCTTCCGAAGACGCGCCATCTCGCGTTTCGAGGCTTCGAGGTATCTTCTTGTCTCATTGAGTTCTTCCTTCAATGGTTTCACGATGTTCTCTACCAAGATACGGGTGGCATGCTCGGCGTTGTCCATACGCACCGTCTCGGCATCGGCTTCCGCCTTCATCGATTCCGCTTTCGCTTTCCTTATGGTAGCCCGCAGCGTACATATCGCCACAATGGTGGCCACCAGACCTCCGCCAAGGAGGACGTTCAGGACTTCGCTGATATTCATGCCATCCATATTTTTACTGTTGGTATATTCCTATTGACTTGAGCCACTTGGCTACATCGAAGGCTGGGCAGGCTTTATTTACGCCCGGAAGGTCGCAATGACCTACAATCTTGATCTGCGGAAAACGCTGATGGAAATTCCGCACATAGTCGGTCATCGCCTTCAGCTGCGCAGGGGTGCGCGTGTCCTTGGGGTGCTTCATATCCTTGGTGCAGCCACCGGCATACACCACATGACGGCTCACACTGTTGTAACCCTTGGCACCATTGGTCACTTCCCACGGATCGACCTCCGCATCTTCGTTGTTATCGACAAGACGTTCCACCTTGCCGTCCAAGTGTATCAGGTCGGTATAGCCTACCTGCTTCCAGCCACGCCCACCCTTGCTTACCGGGTCGGTGTGCCAGTGGCGTATCTCCTTAGAGGTTACCTCACGGCCTTCAGGGGTGGCTGTGCAGTGTAGGACTAAATACTTCATTCTCGCCATTACGCTTCAGCTTTATATCCGCTGGTCATTACAACACCTGCGTCTGCCTTCTTGAACATGCAGATGAAGTAGTGGCGGAAGTTCACCTTGTTGCGCTGGTACTCGGGGTCATTCTCGGCTGCGCTCCAGTACATCTTGGTGGAGCCGGTAGCCTTGAACACACGCTGTGTGTAGAATGCGAATGAGCAGTGGAAGTCACCTGCTGTCTCTCCCTTGTCGCCGACTGCCTTTTTCTCGCCTTTGGCTGAGAAGTACGGGGTGTTGGCATACTCGTAGATGTCGAATCCGTAGAGCTTGCCCACCTTGCCGGTGTTGCGGTCGATGTTGTACTGCTCCTTGAAACGCTGGTCGGTCTCCAAGAGGTCATTCACGTGGTCGGTACACAATACGAGGCGGCGGTTCGTGGTCGGAACACACAACTTGTCGAGGGCTGCCTTCATCGCGAGCACGTCCTTGGCGGTCATCTTGATACGGCCGGTGGTCGCGTCACGCTCGCCGGTAGTTGTCAGTACCGGGGTCTTGGCAGTGTTCTTCTGTGCGCAGAGGGCGTGTGCAGCCTTGGCGAACTTGGCATCGTTGATGGCGTTTGAATGGCTCTCCTTCACTCGGGCAATCTTGTCATAGCTGATAGCGTACAACTCATCGTCGGTGATTGGTGTTACCTTTGTCTGGAACTTGTCAAGCTGAATGGCGATGTCCTTGTCATCAAGTGCCTGCAAGGGGATTGGGTAGGTGGTGTTGTTGACAAGTACGTCAGGGTCCACACCTACCTCTACCAAGTGGATAACATCGTTATCGACAATGCTTGAACTGTCGGGGATGCCGTCAAGCCAAGTGCCGGCGAGGAACTCGCGGAGTGCCTTCACAAGCTCACCAGTCCAAATCTCTTTCAGCACGCCCTCGCGTGCCACTCCCACAGGCATTGCACCGCTCACGGCAAGCGCGACGGCATTGGCACCGACGGCACCTGCCACGGGCGACACGCCCAATGCCATACCGAATACGGCTCCTGTCATCGCATTGAACAGCACAGCCATAATCATGGTCAAAAATACTTTTGCTTTCATTGCTTTTTCTTGTTTTATTGGTTTGTACTAAAGTTCACACTCCATGCCGTACTCTTCCTTGTAGAGTCGCTTGTACTCTTCGGGCTGCTCCTTGCGGAGGGTCAAGAGTTCGCTTGACGGCACATCGCTCAGTTTCTTGTAGGCAGTCGGCTGCTGTGCCGCTCCGCCCTGATGCCCGATAACGGCACTGAGCTTCATCTGCGGAGCCATGGCTGCGACAATGCGCTCCAGTTTCTCCTTGCCGACTTCCTTGCCGAGGTTGATGAACTCGTCCTTCTTGTCGGGGGCGATGCGCTTCTCCCCTACCGCCTTCTCCACGATGGCGGTGATGCCGGCAAGCGTGAGGGTCGCCTTCTCCTGCTGGAGTTTCTCGTTCTCTTCCTTGGCAGCCTTCAACTCACCGAGCTTGGCGTTGATGTCCGCCTCAGTTGCCGTTTCCGGCAAGCCCAACTTCAGGGCAATCTGTTTCTGTTCCATTTGTTTTTGATTATTGTTGTTCAACATTGGCAAGGGACATTCGCTGTCCTTGCCGAGGGTTATCTTCTTGCCGTCCTTCTGCAGCACGATGGCATCGTCATTGGCTCCTATGTCCACCAGGCTGACCTCAAACAGTTTGCTCTTGGTGACGGTGGGGCTGGTCTGCCCCTGCACAAGCAGTTCGGGGTCCTCACTTGTCTCCAGAATGTCAAGCCCTGCGCTCACCATCTTCAGACTGCCGAACTCGTACTGCTTCTTGCAGCGCACGGAGAGTTCGGAGGCTTCGTCAAACATCAGCTCGCCGGTCACTTCACCATCCTCCACCTTCAGGTCTTTCACATAGCCTATCACATTACCACGCTCGTGCATATACAGCAGGACGGGGTTGCGCTGATACTGCTCCACGTTCATGCCAGCTGTCAGCACTCTTGTGCCGTAGCTGTTCAGGCTATCGTTGGTTATTCTTACGCGTTTTCCTTTACTCATATCGTTGTCGTTTTCTGGGCTGCATTGCCCGATTCGCAGTGCAATATTACGAGGTAATTGTCTGTCCGCCAAAAAAGTGTGCAATGGTTGCACACTTCTATGAAACCATTGCACACTTTTTTGGAGAGCCACCGAAATCGTGGCACTTTTGCAGAAGGAATCGGGGCGTGGTATGCCCTGATGTGAACAAAAACCTTATCAACATGACAAAGGCAGATATTGAAAAAAAGAAATCGCTGGCACGCACGCTCTATCTTTCGGGCATGGAGCAGCAGGAGATTGCGGAGAAGGTGGACGTGTCGCGCGTCACCATATCCAAATGGTGCTCAGCCGAGGGGTGGAAAGAGGCTCGTGCCGCCAAGAACATCACACGCCCTGAACTGGTGAACAAACTGTTGCTCACAATCGACACACTCATTACACAAGTGAATGGTTCTGACGACCCTGCACTCATTGCAGGACTTGGCGACAAGCTGGCTAAACTCTCGTCGGTCATTGAGAAGCTCGACAAGAAGGCTAATGTGGTGGATGCCATCGAGGTGTTCATGGCGTTCTCCAAGTGGCTGGAGTACCGCTCGCAGACAGACCCAGAGGTGACTCCCGAACTGATGCGTGTAATCAACAAGTACCAGGACATGTACATCACAGAACAGATGGGCATAAAATAGTGGAGGCAGCCTATGGCAACAGCAGCGGAAAAGAAAAAGGCATACGAGGAGTGGAAAGAGCGATGCCGGCAAGTGCAAGCCATTACGGACACGTCACTCCTGAAAAGCGAAACGCCAGTAGAAAGGGACATGCGTATCAAACGCTTGCTCAACAACTACGCAGCGTTCTGCGAGTATTACTTTCCACACTTCCTGCAATTGCGTGACAAGACGACCGGTGAGGTCATACGCACCATTCACAACGCTCCGTTCCACAACGAAGCTGCACGCAAGGTCCGAAACACGCCCGACTTGAAGGCTGTATTCATGTGGCCACGCGGTCACGCCAAATCGACCCACCTTGATGTATTCACGCCGCTCTGGTTGATGTTCCAACCGAAGCGGCTTATCAACTTTATGGTGGTTGTCGGGAAGTCGGAGGACAATGCCGACCGACTGCTTGGAGATATTCAAGCGGAACTGGAATACAACCAGCGTCTCATTGCCGACTTCGGACAGCAGAAGAACGACGGCGGATGGCAGGAGGGCGAGTTCAAGACAAAGAGCGGTGTGAAGTTCCTTGCCTGCGGTCGTGGACAGTCGCCTCGTGGTCTGCGTGACCGTGAATCTCGTCCTGACTACATCGTCATTGATGACCTTGACGACGATCAGCTTTGCAAGAATGATAAACTCGTACACGACCTCACCGATTGGGTGAAGGAAGCTCTCTTTGGTGCGCTTGATGTGGGTCGTGGACGCTTCATTATGGTGGGCAACCTCATCAGCAAGAACTCTGTGCTCTACAATCTCTCACGTACAAAGGGAGTGTTCCTTTCTAAAATCGTAGCGGTCGATCGTAACGGAGAACCGGTATGGAAAGAGAAATGGACCAAAGAGGAGGCGCAGGCTTACCGCGACTTCGTGGGCTATCGTGCCTGGGAGAAGGAGATGATGCACAACCCTATCGTGGATGGTACGATCTTCCGTGCGGATTGGATTCGATACAAGCGTTTGCCAAAGCTCGAAAAGTACGACATGATTGTGTGCTATACCGACCCGTCGTTCAAATCGACAACCTCCAACGACTACAAGGCGAGCCGCGTTTGGGGAAAGATTGGCTCGGAACTGCATCTCATAGACAGTTTCGTGCGCCAGGCGACAGTCAGCGAGATGGTTCGATGGCTATACGACCTCTACGAGCGTACACGCGACACGGTGGCTATTCAGTTCTTCATGGAAGCGAACTTCATGCAGGATGTGATTTTGGACGAGTTTGCCGTGGAAGGTGAGCTGCGTGGCTACCAGCTGCCCATCATGCCCGACAAGCGAAAGAAGCCAGACAAAATCCAGCGTATCGAGGCGGTCAGTCCTCTTTGGGAACGTGGCTTTGTCTGGTACAACGAGCGCAAGAAGGAAGACCCCGATATGCAGGTTGGCATAGAACAGACGTTGGCGTTGGAGCGTGGCAGCCGTGTGCATGACGATGCGCCTGACGCTGATGAAGGCGCAATATGGATACTCCAGCGCAATACAAGACAGGAAAGTTTCAAACCGGTGTTCGGCAAAAGACCGACCGCCAAAAACATTTGGTAACAATGATACAAGTAATAAAGGACATTATCTGGGGATGGCAGTGCAAGCGTGCCATCAAGAAAGCCAACAAGCTCTCAAAGCTGCTTGGCATGAAGTATTATGTGATTTACATGAACGGCTCGCTGAAGGTCGTACCGAAACGCACCATCCGCGAACTGGTTGCCAAGCACCGCTTCCGTAAGGGTGTAAAGGTTGCCGACATCGAGCGTCGTGCCATTTATGTGACGCATTAGGAAGGAGGCTTACTATGTTTATCACGGAAGAGGACTACAGAGTGGTCATAGGCGAAAATGCGCTGAAGGTCGTGTCGCAGGCATCGCAGGAGATACGCGACAATGCGGAACTGGAGGCTTGCGAGGAGATTGCCGGCTACCTCAGACCAAAATACGACACGGAAGCGGTGTTCTCGGCTGAAGGCGAAAACCGCAACCGTTTGGTGGTAATGTATGCCGCCGACATTGCGCTCTATCACATGATTGCCGCTATGCCCCAAAAGATGGGCAGCGAAATACGCAAGGAGCGCTACGAGCGTGCCATAAAGTGGCTGGAAGGCGTGCAAGCCGGAAAAATCATCCCCGACCTGCCGCTCAACACCGACGAGGACGGCACACCGACCGGCGACTTGCTCATATTCGGTTCACAGAAACAATTACGACATAACTGGTAACGCTATGGATATAAAGAACTTTTTCAGCGGTATGTTCGGAGGTGGCAGTCAAAACATACTGCACACGCCAAACGGGGACTTCAACCTTGCGAAGTCGTCTGACCGCAAGCGCATAAAGAAGATGGTCATCGAACTGCAACGCACCACCGATGCGCTTACACGCAGGGACATTGCCGACTGGCGCAACGCCTGGCAGATGGCTATAAATGTGGACAGCCCGAACCGCCAACGTCTCTACGACATATACCGCGATGTGGATATTGACCTTCACCTATCGGGCTGTGTTCGCCAGCGTGTAGGATTCGTCATGGCGAAGTCCTTCAAACTGGTCGATGCAAAGGGTAATGAGAACGAGGAGGCACACCACTATTTCGACCAGGCTTGGTTCAAGCAAATGCTCGAATACGCGCTTGCCGCCAATCTTTGGGGACACTCGCTCATCGAACTTGGCGACCTCACCACCGATGGCGATGGATGTCCTTGCTATACGGATGTGAAGCTCATTCCACGGAAGCATGTCATTCCTGAATACGGCCGTGTGATTCAACAGCTCGGGCAGGACTGGACTATGGGCATAGACTACCACTCAGCCCCATTCTCTGACTGGCTCATAGAAGCTGGACGGCCTGACGATCTCGGACTGTATCTGAAGGCTGCCACGCAGACCATTCCGAAGAAAAACATGTTGGCATTCTGGGATTCCTTCGGCGAAATCTTCGGAATGCCCATGCGTATTGCACGCACAACCTCACGCGACCCCAAGGAAATGGGACGACTTGAACAGATGCTCAAGGGTGCCGGGGCAAGCCAGTACATGGTGGCTGGGCAGGACACGGAGATTGAGTTTGTAGAGAGTGGCAAGGGCGATGCCTTCAATGTCTATGACAAGCGCATCGATCGCGCCAACTCGGAACTGTCAAAGCTCATCATCGGGCAGACGATGACCATCGAGGACGGCAGCAGCCTCTCACAATCAGAAACACACCTGGAGGTGTTCGAGAACCTGGTTGAAAGCGACTGCACCATGCTGCGCGACATCGTGAACAACCAGCTTATCCCACGCATGGTGAAGCACGGCTTCCCGATCAAGGGACTGCGCTTCAAATGGGATGATGCCGTCGATTACACACCGGAGCAGCAGGTGGCATACGAAACGATGGTTGCCGACCGCTACGAGGTGGACCCGATATATTTTGCGGAGAAATACAGTATGCCTGTAGGCGAACGACGCAACGCTACGCCCATGCTACCTGGTGGCGGTGACGATGATGGCGACGAGGGCAACAAAGAGCCACAATACGATGACGAAGGAGACAAGAAGAAAAAACAGCACCAAAATGCACACAGCTCTTTTTTCGATTAAGCCCCACCGATTATGTGGGGCTGCACCAACGCTATGCCCGGCTGTTAGGCGATGATCCACAAACATTGTCGCTGTCTAAGGAGCAGGAGCAGATACGCAAGCAACTCTCTGGGCTGTTCGACGGCATGATGCGCACGCTCTATTCTCAGAAAGGGTCGGAGTTCCGCATCGAGGTGCTGGCAGAACCGAAAGTTCAGGAGTTCATCAATGCCCATGCTGGTGCTTTGGATTCTACTTTCAAACAAGTGGAGATGTCTGATGCCATGCGCAAGCGCCTCCAACGGTCTGACTATATCTTCTCCGGCATGAAAACGTTCCACGAGCTCAACGAGGCGTTCCCGTCCTTGCTGGATTCTAACGGCAATAGAAAGACGTTCGAAGCCTTTTTGAATGATGTTCGGAAGATAGACAACACCTACAACTCCAACTACCTCCGTGCGGAGTACAACTTCGTGCAGTCGTCTGCGGAGATGGCTGCCAAGTGGGAACGGTTCTCGGAGGACGGCGACCGCTACAACCTTCAGTACCGCACGGCTGGCGACGGCAAGGTGCGTCCGGAACACGCTGCGCTCAATGGCGTAACGCTTCCGCCTTCCGACCCATTTTGGGAAGAATACTATCCTCCTAATGGCTGGAACTGCCGTTGTACCGTGGTACAGGTGCGCAGGTCAAAATATCCTGCCACGCCACACGACGAGGCTATGGCACTTGGCGAGGAGGCTCTGCAGCGTGATACGAAAGGCATCTTCCATTTCAACCCCGGCAAGGAGGACAAGACGGTGCCCGACTACAATCCCTACACCATTCGGCGATGCCGAGACTGCGACATCGCAAAGGGCAAAATCAAGTTGGCAAAGTTTATTCCAGAAAATGAGTTGTGCGCTGCGTGCAAACTCATACATTCATGTTGGGCTAAAGTCAAAGAAGAAACGCCAGAAACATTCACTGAGTGCGAAACATCAAACGGTAAATTACGAGTAAGCTCAAAACATGGAAGAACCGAAAAGAAAGAGAACGTGAGAGTGGGTAGGTATCTTGCGGAAAAGCACGGCTACGAGATTGACCTTATAGCGAACCCACAGAACGAAACTTCTGCTGATAGTTACAACAAGACATTGGGAATAGAACAAGAATATAAAGTCAATGCAAAGCCAACAAAAAGTTCTATCGACAACCTTATTAGAAAAGGGGCGAAACAGGCGGACGACTTGGTTTTGTTTGTTGATTCTGGTATTTCGTTAGACGAGTTGAGCAGTGCTTTACACGACAGAGCAAGAAGAACAAATCTAAAAACTGTAATGGTGGTCATTGATGGAATGGACAAAACCTACACTTACGACGAAATTACAGCTAAAGGCTTTAAAGTAAGACAGGCAGACTTGAAATAATCAAGACTGCCTGAATGTGGGGTCCAATCCTCTTACGAGGAATGATCCGATGCAAAGGTAATAACATTTTTCCAAAACACATCAAGATATGGAAGAAAAAATACAAGACGAGAAAATTAGAGAGGCTCTCAACGCCCCAGTAGAGCACACACTGCGCTTGCCGATAGAAGTAGTATTCCCACGCACAACAACCAAGGGAAGACTTTGGCAAGCCATGAAGCGGTTGGTGAGGAAACCTGCCCCACAATCCCCAAAGAGCCTTCTTGATATTGCCGTAAGCAATTTGACAGTGCTTTCAACTTTAGTCTGTACTGCAAAAAGCAATACAACACGCCAGAAAGAACAGTCAGCAGTAGAAATAACACACTCGCTACTGTCAGGCAGCGAAGAAGCATACTCCCTTGTGACATATCGCCAAAAACAGCGATTATACCTATTAAAGTTGCGGCTATGCCTGACTGATGGCGTATTAGTGATTCGTGCTGAAGCTCCACTCTCTCTTTGGCTTCAATCAGCTCTCGAACAAAGCCATTCCAACCTTCTCCTGTATCATGTAGTACTGTCATCTTTTTTAGATGCAAAGTTATAACGTTTCATTCCAAAACTCGTAACGATGAACAATTTTGTCACGTTTTGCACAGATATTCAGTAACTTTGCAGTCGGTAGAGCCACCCAATAGGCCGTGTGGTCTATCGCGGGTACAACAACGCGAACGCGAATGGCGGTGTGTCGAATGCGAATGCGAATAACGATGCGTCGAATGCGAACACGAATGTCGGCTCGCGTCTCACCAACAACAATCGGCGTACAACGATGGGGACGTGTCCCCGATGTGGTGCCGAGGGTGGCAAGCCACAGCAAAAGCACCATCTGGTGGAAAACTGAAAAATCACGTGTCGGGCAATAGGGTTTGGTAGGCTGGCAACAGTTCGAAGAAGTCTGGCCCGGGGAAAGGAAGGCCCATATCTTCCATCATTAAAAACAACTGATGCTATGCGCAGAGAAGGTCATATCATAGAGGAGGTAGTCGAATATTCCAACATGGCGGAATCATTCGACCAGGTTCTCAGTGGCACCAAACGGAAGAAAAGCCGACAAGGACGCTACCTGATCGCGCATCGTGAGGAGGTCATCAAGGAACTCTCTGAACGTATTGCTTCTGGCACATTCCATGTGACCGCAAAGGACATTGAGGAGAAAGATATTATAGAGGCCGGCAAACTACGGCACATCCAATTCTTCAAGAAACTGAAGAACAGCATCGCTGTCCACGCCATCATGTCGGTGGTGGATAAGCATCTGAAGAAGCGATTCATCAGAACGACCTCCGCAAGCATCAAGGACAGGGGAATGCACGACTTGATGAAGTACATTCGCCGTAATATGCAGGAAGACCCGGAAGGCACAAGGTTCTGCTACAAGTTCGACATCTCCAAGTTCTACGAGAGTGTCAACCAGGACTTCGTTATGTACAGTGTGCATCGGGTATTCAAAGACAAGAAGCTCATAGCCATGCTTGACAACTTTGTCCGCATCATACCGCAAGGTATCAGCATAGGGCTACGCTCGTCGCAGGGCTTGGGCAATCTGTTGTTGTCTGTGTATTTAGACCATTATCTGAAGGACAGGTACGGCGTGCGTCATTTCTACCGCTATTGTGATGACGGCGTGGTACTCGGTAAATCGAAAGCGGAACTGTGGGAGATTCGTGATGCCGTCCATGAGCAAGTGGAACAAATCGACTTAAAGGTGAAAGCCAACGAGCGTGTGTTCCCCGTGGACGAGGGCATTGACTTCCTGGGATATGTCATCTATCCTGACCATGTGCTGCTGCGCAAGCGCATCAAACAGAAGTTCGCCCGAAAAATGCACGAGGTTAAATCGAGAAAAAGGAGGCGTGTCTTGATAGCAAGTTTCTACGGAATGGCAAAACACGCCGACTGTATAATGTTGTTCAATAAATTAACAGGCAAAAAAATGAAATCATTTAAGGATTTGAATGTCGCTTACAAGCCGGAGGACGGCAAGAAGCGATTTGCGGGTGCGGTGGTAAGCATCCGCGAGTTGGTGAACCTGCCCATCGTGGTGAAGGACTTCGAGGTCGGAGTCAAGACCAGTCAGGGCGAAGACCGCTGTGTCGTGTCCATTGAGCAGAACGGCGAGCCGAAGAAGTTCTTCACCAACAGCGAGGAGATGAAGAACATTCTCCAGCAAGTGAGTGAAATGCCGGACGGTTTCCCGTTCGAGACCACCATCAAGGCGGAAACCTTCGGCAAGGGTAGAACAAAGTACATTTTCACATGATGAACAGAGTAAACGGAGCACAGGGGGTGAAGCTGCTTGAATGCACCAACCCCGTAAAAGACAAGTGGCGCGTCCGCTGGGACGTGCATGACAAAGAGGACGGATCCACCGACTACATGGAGGCGGAGTTCAACGGCAAGCCATCGGAGGACACCATCAAGGCTATGGTGTCGGAATGGTTCAACGACCGCACCAACGAGACCATACTTTCGGGCTTCGTGTGGAACGGCATGAGCGTGTGGCTTTCCACCGAGAACCAGTTCAACTACAAGGCAGCATACGACTTGGCTGTGCAGTCTGACGGCAAGACATTGCCAGTCACGTTCAAGTTCGGAACGGACAATGAGCCATGCTATCACACGTTCAGCACCATCGAAGAACTGACGGACTTCTATACCAAAGCCATGCAGCATATCCAGGACACACTGGCTGACGGATGGAAGAGCAAGGATAATTTCAATTTGGAGTTATACCGAGACTAAGAACAATCCCTTCGGGGGAGGGTAATAAAAAAGCCCCCGGCCTGTTAAAATAGTCGTCTCACTTACTTTTTTAACACACGTTACCATCAATAGGCACGACCGGGGGCGTAAACCCTCGCTCGCCTATTGATGGCTTTTTTATGTGTGTGCGCGATGCGCTATGTAAGTGAGACGGTGCAAAAGTACTAAATATTTCTGAGAATGAAACTAATAGAGATACTGAATTTGAACAGGGAATTGCTAATTTACCTCCAAAAGGCAGGAATCAGGCTGGACGATGTGCAATATATCGACCTATTTAAGGAATACCGCACACTTTCCGCACAAGGCGAGAAGGTGTCATATATCGTGGCAAGGCTCGCCACAGAATATGCCATAAGCGAGCGTAAGGTGTACAGCCTTATACGGCGTTTCAAAACTGACTGCAATCTACTTGCAGTGTAACATTTGCGTATGGTCATTGTCGAGGGGACACGCGTTGTTACCTTTGCACCGTTTTCAAATTCAAAACGGTCATGAACAAATACCATCAAATTTTGCAGAAGGTGCTTGCCGAGGGCAAGTGCCAACAAAACAAGAAGGGGAACATACGCTATCTGCTCAACGAGCGGTTGGTGCTCTCCCCTGCCGACCTGCTCGACATCTTCGAGGGGCACGGCATCGCGCGAAAGAAGTTAAAGAACGAGCTGCAGCTCTTCATGCAGGGTGAACGCAATGTGGAGAAGTATCGCGAGGTGGGCATCAACTGGTGGGACTACTGCGGTGCCATTCTCGTAAACTCCTACCCTACCTATTTTGAGAAGTTGCCGCCTCTCATCGCCAAAATCAACCGCGAGAAGCGCAACAGCAAGAACTATGTGCTGTTCCTCGGTTCAACCGATGCGGAGACAAACCAGGCTCCGTGCCTGTCGCTCGTTCAGTTCCAGATTGAGAACGACGAATTAGTGGTGTCGGCTTACCAGCGCAGCTCGGACGCAAACCTCGGCTTGCCTGCGGACATCTACCACCTCTACCTTATGGCTCGGCAAATTGACCTCCCGTTGAAGTCCATCACGCTGAACCTTGCGAATGTACATATCTACGAGAACAACATCGAACACACCAGACAACTGCTCGACGGAAATGAGAACGTGAAATTTGAACTGAACGTGTAAGGCATGAGAAAACAGTATCTATCGGCACCGCTCCCTTTCGTGGGGCAGAAGCGCATGTTCGCGCGTGAGTTCATCAAGGTTCTGAAGCAATATCCGGAGGACACGGTATTCGTGGATTTGTTCGGTGGTTCGGGTCTGCTGTCGCACATCACCAAGTGCCAGAAGCCGGATGCCACAGTCATATACAACGACTTCGACGGCTACCGCAACCGCCTACAGCACATCCCGCAGACCAACCACCTTTTAGCTGACCTGCGCAAAATGGTGGAAACGGAGGGCATACCCAAGCACAGCTGCATCCGTGGTGAACTGCGCGACCACATATTCGCTCGTTTGGAGCAAGAGGAACGAGAGGTCGGGTACATTGACTTCATCACCATTTCTTCTGGACTGATGTTCTCCATGAAATACAAATTGAGCATCCCCGAAATGAAGAAGGAGGCTCTATACAACAATCTCCGCAAGTCAGACTACCCTACTTGTGAAGACTATCTTGAAGGTATCACAGTAGTATCATGCGACTACAAAGAGGTGTTCGCCCGATACAAAGACATGCCGAATGTTGTGTTCCTTGTTGATCCGCCCTATCTATCCACCGACGTTGGCACATACAATATGTACTGGAAACTTTCCGACTACCTCGATGTGCTGACCATTCTTGCCGGACATCACTTCATTTATTTCACGTCCAACAAGTCGTCCATTATTGAGCTTTGTGAATGGATGGGCAAGAACCCGACCGTGGGCAACCCATTCAAGAACTGCCACAAGGTGGAGTTCAACGCCACAGTGAACTACAGCTCGCACTACACAGACATGATGTTGTTCACCGACGCCGCCTAACGGCGTTATAATTCGATTCTAACGGCATTAAAAAGCCCCGGCGGTAGTTTATCCGTCGGGGCTAAATCGTTGCGACACGGGCGGTTTATCGCAATAGGTAACGCACCGCATAACTGTCGATGCTTTCAAGTATCTCTTCGTGGTTGTGGTTGGTGTTCGTCTCAACAAGCGCCATGCCGTTAAAATCATCACCACTCAGTCCGTCAAGGGCAGTATGCACCTGGTGACAAAGGTCGAAAGCTGCATCATGACCACCGTCAGCCCAGTCTGTCACAAGGTGAATAGTAACAAGTCCCTTGCCACGCTGACTGCCGCCTTGAAATGGCGACCACTCTATCTTTCCAAATTCCACAAAGACGGCTGGACGCGCCCATCCTTCTTCCTGCTCTACAAACTCCACATTGTGGTTCCACAAATCGACGTGCTGCACTTCAGGCACATCGCTCGCCAGTTTTGCTTTAATGGCGTTGAATAATTCCTTTCTCATTTCAATTTATATTCGTGTTCAAAATACTCTGCAAGGTTCTCCTCAATGATGTCCTTCACCGCTTGCTCCACTTCTGGCGATGCTCCAAGAAATCTGCGGCGCGGTATCTTGATGCTCTTTCCTTCTTTCATCAGAGCCATGTGCTTCCAGAACTCAGCCTCGGTGCTCAGTTGTACGGTGCGCTTGTCGTTGCGTCTCTCACCGTTCTTCTTGCGTCCGAATGAGCCTGTCGCCTCATGGTACTTGTGCCAGAAGAATCGCTTCATTCTCGCCGTCACCTTTATCTCGCCTCCATCATTGTGTATGGCAGCATAAGGCAGTGTCGAGCAGAACGTGATACTGCTGTCTGTAGTTCGGCTGCTGATGCTCTGCCGCAACTTGCCGGTGTCTATCAGTATGGAACCGCCAGGACGTGTGGGGCTGCTTCTGCGCTGCCACGCCTCGTTGAAGAAAGCCTGCCGTTCAAAGTTGCGGTCAAACTCATCACTCAACTCCACCCTAACGTCGTTTAGGATATTGCGGATAATTTTCTGTATGTCCTGGTTCATCGTCAAAGTCGAATTTTAGAAACGTCTGTGCCTCTTGTGGCACTTCGTTCTTAGGGTCACAAGAGGCATTGAGGAGGTTGTAGAAGGTACGCTCACATATACCATAAACAGGATACACGTACCTTCGCCATATCTCGCGGTTGCTGATTCCGCTTTTGGCATGTTGGTCGTATATCCTATTTATGTCTGTGACACGTTTCTGATAGCTTGCTCCTCGCCTCTTGCTCATAAAATGTTTTAGTGTCTGTCTCTTGGTTTGTAGGGACGGATGTCGTAGCTCATCTTTGCGCTGACGGTTACTCTGCCCGTTCCCTCACATTGGTCACATGTGCATTCTTTGCCGGTCTCCTTGTCGTGGAGACGACCTGTGCCGTAACACTTACGGCACAAGGCCACTTTCGGTTTCTTCTCCACTTCCAGTATCATACGGCATCCTCTTTCTTGGGTTCAACGTAGAATGTCTCGTCCTGCACCACTTGGATACCGCATTTGTTCATCTGAGGAACCATATCCTCCACGTCGCGGTCTGCAAGGAGCTTGTCCTTGGCTATCTCCTCGGTCTGTCGCAGATAACCTGGCAGGAACTCCTTCACCAGCTGCAAGGCACTTGCCCATGTGAAGCCTTTGAGGGTCTTCAGCTTCGGTGTGCCCGTGCGGAATCCGATAACACCATGCGCCATTTCAAGGCTCTTTTTCTTGGTGAACAACTCTGCCTGGTTCTCGGTAGCATAAGCCTGGAGTGTAGCGAAGGCTTTCTCCTTCTCTCCTTCCAGTTCTGCCAACTTGTTGGCATACTTCTCGCGGATCTTGGCACACTGCAATTCAATGTCTGCCGTGATTTTTGCACTCTGTGCGTCTGCCTTTGCATAGGCTCCGAACGCTTCATCGGCTGATTCTCTTGTCACACCGGTAATGATTACTTTCTTTTCTCTTTTTGCCATTGTAGTAAACTTTTTGTTGATTATTATTTTGATTGTTTATCACTCGTCGTCTTCATGTTCTGGCCAGTCGCCTTCTTCCAGTTCCTTGTCTATCTCGTATTCAATACACTCAAGAAATTCGATGTACTGGTCACCTTGGAGTTCTCTGTATGCGATGCCGTGGATGTATTCCATCACACGCTTCACTTTCTCATTCATGCCTCACCTCCATTTCCGATTGGCATCATCATGTATTCCACTCGTGGCTGTGCTGAAGGTGTCGGTTCTTTCTTAGGTTTCAGACCTCCCTTGCGCTGGATGGAGCGGAGCTTCACCGATAGCTGCTCCAATTCCTCATTGCTTAATTGGGAGAACACCTTGCCGGCAATACGCTGATCCTGGCAAAATGCGTTGATGCGTGTCCAGTCTGTTGTATCGATGCCGAGCTTCTGCATCAACCTCAAGCACTGGCTTCGATGCTTGCGCTGCACGTCCTTGGCGGTGCGCATCAATTTGGCTGTCACACCTTCGAGCTTGTCGCACATCATGTCGTACTCCTTACGGGTCATGTCCCTAAGCGAAGTGGTACGTCCATTAGTGAATTGACTCACCACTCCTTCCTTGAACTCATCGCCCAGCTCCTTGGTGGCAAACTTGTAGCTCTTTTTGAGTATGCCATAGAAGCGTGCGAAATTGGTTACTTCCTGTGCCATATCTATTTCAATTTTGACAACCTTATTCTTTCACTTAACACTTTCAAATTACATTCAGGACAACACTCCCCCTCATCTTTCAATGGATGAGGATTGTTTCCATAGCCGATTTGGGGCTTACCGCAAAGGCAGCAAGTGTATTCACGAACATTGTTCTCATGACCTTCAAACATCACTTTAATGCCACACGAACTGGCAACATCCAGTTCCAGTTTTGTTCCCTTGCTCAATTCCCAGCCTTGCAGCATATAGATGCAATCACACTTCAAAAGCAGGGCAATGTCCACTCTCATGTGCTCCATCCAGTGAGCATCCTGCGAAACGCCATTTTCAAATGGGTTCACCGGCTCGTAACCTTTTATGGAGAGATAGCGTGCCGCATGGTCAAAGGTTGCCATACGCTCTTTAAGGTCGTAGTGGGCTATCGCTCCGCTGATATAAACTTTCTTCTTCATCTCAGTTATGTTTAGTTGTTAGACTTGTCATTGTAAACCTCCACGGCTTTCTCCGCCCAGATGGTGTAATATTCGCTCACGTTGCCTGAATAGCGTCCTTGGCAGTAGGCTCTGAAGCCTTGCGTTCTCACCTTCACACCGGCTGCATATTTCAGTCTGATGGCAGGTTTGCCGATGGGTTTGCCTTTATCCTCTTGACTGACGAAAATGAAGGTCTTGCGCTTGAATCGGTCTATCAGTGCCCTGGTCAGTGAATATTCCCACCCTGCTTCGTATGCGTACTGGTAACTGTCCACGATGATAAACTTGGCACTCTTGGGTTTCGCCAGGCGTTCTTCCAATGCCTTGATGTCGCCATCGGTAATGATGCGGAACGAACCTTGAACGTCACTCATCTTGAATTGGGCAAGTCGTCGTTGCATCGACAGACCAACGCCCTCTTCCAAGGACACATACAACACGTTGCCTATACCGCAAAGCATCTTGGCAAACTGCATAACGAAGGAACTCTTGCCACTGGCACTGGGGCCACTGATGAACCATGTGTCGCCCTCTTCCGGCTGGCCGAACACGTCTCTCCATTGTCCTTCAAATGGGAGTGCCTTGCACTTGATGTTCGCCACATCCTTGGGGCTATATGCTCGCTTTGCCATATCACTTCTCTTTTTTCAGTTGGGCTATAAGTTCATCCGCCATTTCCACTGAATAAACTGCAAATTTGCCGCGTCCACCCAGTTCAGGATTGGAGAGCATGGCGCACATGACATCTTTTGCAATCTCATACCGACGCTGCTCCCAGTTGGGTTCATTGCCTTTTCTCATTTCGCGGTGAATGCCGATTACAGCGTCCATCGCTTGCATTTCTATCTTTGTCATCATGCCTGCACTCTTTTTAGTTTCTCTATTTCCGTGTAAACTCGTCTCAGTCCCCCACCCGACTTGCGCACCAGGGTAGCAATATCCGCACCTTCAGGGGCGTTCACCTTTGCCACCACGCTCGCCTGGTCTTTCAGGAACTTCTCACGCTCCTTACAGTCATCGGGCGTTACCTTCGAGTAGCGGTCACCGTATCGGCTGAGCATCTCTGTATAACCCACTTTCTTGCACTCAATGGAGCGATTGATTTTGGCTTTCAGTCCGTCCGCACCCATCATATACCAGGCGCAGCATCTTTCTGTAGCGTTCCACAAGGCTTTGAGTTCTAGGAATGCCTCATACTGCAAGTCGCCAGCCTCGTCCAAAATGATGAGTGGGGTGTCGATTGAGCGCAAGTAATAGACCAAATCCTCGTACACATCGCTGTATCTTCCGTTGCTGCCCACACCAAATTCAGTGGCAATCTTGCGCACCAGCTTCAGCTTGGTCTTCACTTGGGAGCAATCTACATAGATGGCGTTGCGGTGGCACTGCACATAATAGCGTGCCGTGAATGTCTTGCCGATGTTTGGTATATCACAAAGTATCGCACTCAGTCCGCTCTGCTGGCTGAACTCCAGTTGCTTGGTGATATAGTCGAAGGTGGCGGTGCGTGCTGGTTTCCATTCAATGCCTCCTCTGAGGTTCACACCCAGTCTTCGGGCGATGGTTATCCAGTTGGCTTCGCTCAGAGCCTTGTCGGTCTGACCATTCTTGATGGCGCTATATACCGAGGTGCTGATGCCCAATGAAGCAGCGTGCTTGGCATCGCTCGGATAGTTCGTGCGGTTGGTGGCTATGGCCTCCAATATCCGCTTCTTGTTCTCATTCGTTATCATGTCTCACGTTATTTTAATTGTATTCTAATATCATTCTATAAATCTGCCAACGGGTCAGAAATGTGGTAGGTCACTTCCATTTCCTGCTCGCTTTCCATCGGTGGAAGTTCAAGCGGTGGCGGTGGTGCAGCCTCTTCCGAAAGTTCCGACTTGGATATGCCCACAGTTGCAATGGCATTCTTCTTCACGTATGCGTTGAATGCAGCTATCTTCTTCTGCTGGTTCACGAATATCTCCTTGTCCTTGTCAGTCTGCTCTGCATCGGCTGTGTTGAACGTGCCCACATCTTCAAGTTTGTCAATCAAGCGGTCGTTTTGGAAGATATAAACGTCGGTCGCGTTGCCGTCCTCATCGGTCAAATAGTAGGCATCCACCTTGTAGTTGTTCGGATCGAGACGTTCCATCACCTCAGTCTTGCTCAACCACCAGTCTTTATATGCCACTCTGCAGTAGCTGTTCCTGCGTATGGAGGTCTCTGTGTGCTCACCGATGAAGCGTGCCCACACCGATTTGTCCATTGGCTGAAGCGTTGGGTTCATATTGGCTTCAAGCACTTGCCAGCGTGTCATGCCGGGGTATTTCTTCTGGTTCGGGTGGAGGGTATTGTTGAACTCCTTGATGTCGCGGATGTCATCAGCAATCAGTTCTTCCCATGTGTAGTACTGTTTGTCCTCGTAGGTGTCATTCTTCTCGTCAAACACTTTCTTGGCCTCCGTGCGGTAGTGTCTGTCCTTGGCATAGAAGCGTCCGATGCCGAGGTGGTTTCTATGCTCCACACGGCGTTTCTTAGCACCGTTCATCGGCTCAGCGTATTTCTCTTGAGAGTTCATCGGGGCGCAGAAACGCACAAATGGGAACAATACTCCTGCCTTCAGGAAACTCTCTTTCCACTGACTCATCAAGTGGTTCTCCACCTCTACCTGTGCTGGGCAGCCCCAGCCCTTGCTTTCTATCAGTCGGAACATCGAGCGGAAGCAGTCGGCAACCAAGTCCACGTTCTTGTTGCGGTTGTAGGCGTAGCCCACCACGCACTGGCTTGTGACATCGTAGGCGTAGTATGCCTTCGGCCTTGCCTTGGTATCCTTCAGTTTGCGTGGGAGGTCGCGGTCGTCGAATGAAATCTTTGAGAACGAGAACTCGGGCGCATGACGGTGAACGTGTGGCATCTGCTCGTGCATGAATGTGGTGTAAGAGTCAAACGAGTGCTCAATAAACAGTCGGTTCTTCGGTTTATTCAGATAGTTGGTAATAGTGCTTTCGCTCAGCGACTTCGGGTCACCGTTCTTGTCGGTCCACTCACTTGCGTCGAAAAGCTCGCCTGTTTCGGGATCGTACACGTCCAGCTCACCGCACACAAACGAGTTGTACAATTCCCAAACATTGGTGTTGAACGGCTTGTTGGGCAGCACGGCGATGGAGAGTATCAGTCGCTCGGTTCGGTAGTCCACCTTACGGCTTGCCTGGTTGCCGAACTTGCGGCTGATGAGGCATTGGTAGCCGTCGCGCTGGTACTCGTTCACCTTTTTGCGGAAGCGCAACATACTTGCCGGCAATGTGTGTCCGGTTTTCATGCGGTAGCCCTCTACCGCTTGCGACATCATGCTCCAGTCATACTTCTGGCCCATCGTCTTCTGTATCGCCTTGGCGTTGTTGTAGAGTTTGATACAAGCATTCAGCACGCTGGCGTTGGTCACATACTCCTTCACATGAGCGTCAGTAGCATGGTCGTGTCCGCACTGGTTGCGCCAATCGTTGAAATAAGCGACAGCAGCCTGGTCCACCTCGTAGTTGGCATCAAGCCAGGCAAGCAGCACCTCAAGCGACGGGTCCGGATAAAGTTCCTTGAGTTTGTCTTGATAAGCATCAGGCAGACTGCTAACCGCGATGAGCGCATAGCCGCCTCTTCCACCACGACGCACAATGTCTATGCGACCGCGTGCAGAGAGCTGCTTGTAGTTGGGAACGGTCATCACACCGCCATCCACAAGTTCCCGCATCGAGATGCAAAGTCTGTTATCGTGGTACTCCATACTTACTCCTCCTTATCTCAATGTTGCAGCCCAGTTCTGGATAGCAGGAATATCGCTCACCTTTACATTGTCATAGTGACGAACCACCTCACCATTGTGATAAACATCACAACCACCATTGCCAGCTTCTTTCTCAAACTCCAGCAACACACCATTAGGCAGATACTGGCGCATATAGCCGTCAGCATCATAGAATGTTTCCTGCTCAGGTATTACGGTCATAATGATGCCACCATGCTCCATAGCCACTTTGCGAATTTTGTGCGCGAGTTCCGTGTTTCCACGCTCGCCATCAAAGCGAAGAGCATAATCAACCATGCGACCAGAGACCTTGAACAAGTTCAGAATGAACTCGCGGTCTGCTTTCTTAATGTGAATGTACCTTTTCATATCTCACTTATTTTTGATGTTATACTTATTTGTGGAGTGTGGGGAGTCGAACCCCGTGGCTGTCCTACGCTCTTCGCTTTCGCTTATTCCAACTTTCCAGCCACTGCAACCGTGCCACTCCTGCGGTCTTTCCCGCCGTCATCCGAGGCCGGCCCTGCCGAATATCCAGTGCGGTGGCTGACTATCCAGTGCAGCACCCAGGGCCTTCGTGTTATCCTGCAATCATTTTACCTCGTTTATATTCGGTCTTACGCTACATCCGTAGCAGGACATCAGCCGTCTTATCAATCTCGCCACATAACATTCTGGTGCTGTAAATACGATGCCGTCCTCTTCTGTGTAGCTGAAACTAACACCATCCATTATCAGAACCATTGCCACCTTGTGCTTCACGCTCTGCGTCTGCCACTCCTTTATTTCTGTATCGTTCATATTCTTTAATTGCAAAAATTCGTTATTCTCGACCTTTTTTCGTATCTTTGGCCGCTCGTTCAATCTTGAACACGCTGCAAAGATAAACAAGATTTCTCGACTATGCAAGAAAAAAGACAAGAAAAATCGCCTATAAAGCAGAATATCTTGCTTTATCTGGCTCAAAAAGGGGTTTCACCCTATGAATTTTATAAGGAATCGGGGGTAACCCGTGGTATATTACAGCAAAATAATGGTATAAGCGAAGATAACATTGCAAGATTTCTCGCTTATGCCCCAGATATTAGTGTCGAATGGTTAATTACCGGCAGAGGCGAGATGTTCTCAACTATGCAAGAAAAAAAACAAGAAAAATCAGTTTCGGAAGAAGAATTGCCTAAAGTTTCATACAACCCAACCATAGGCAAGCCTTATTATGATGTGGATTTCTTAGGTGGGTTCAATGAGATTGTCAATTCTCAAGTAACGATCCCGACCAACAACATCGTGATACAAGGATTTGAGAAGGCAGACTTCTGGTGTAATGTCACAGGACACTCTATGGAACCAAAAATTAACCATGGTGATATTATTGCCCTCCATAAATGCACTCTGGAGGACATTCAATATGGGGAAATTTACGCTGTCGTACTTGATACATTACGCACCATCAAGATACTCCGTCGGTCGTCAGATCCAAAGAAGCTGCGTTTCGTCCCTATCAATACGATAGACTATGACGAGCAAGAATACCCGGTAGAACGCATCATGAACGTATTTGAGGTTATTGGAAGCATTTCCAAGTTCTTCTAACACGAAACGTATGCCCCTCCAACGCCATTAGAACCCCGTTTGGTGGGGTGTACCCCCTCTTTCGAGGCTCATCCCATGTAAGAATCCTCATAAATACAAGGTTTTAGCCCGATTCGCGCCCATTTTACCAATATCACAAATGGGTAGTTTCCCCCACCCTATCCCTTAAAACTATCCTTTTCCCTCCCCCTCTATCCTACCCCCGAAAACCCCGAATGTGTAACCCCTAATTTCCGAAAATGTAACCCCTATCTGTAACCCCAATAGTAACCCCATTCCCATTTTTCGCCATTTTCGGACATAAAAAAAGGAGGCCAAATGACCTCCTTTCCCACGACCGTACAAACGGCCTTTTATTTGCGTTCTAACGCCATAAAAACACCAGCCTAATCATCCGCCCCACGAGAGCATGAAATAAGCGTAGATTGCTTGATTATAGCGCGTTTCGTGCATAATGTACCATTGCCAGACAGCCCGGCATGAAGCAAATAATTCTTCGTTGCGCCGATCTGTTCAGCCGTCAAAACCGTATAAACCGCAGAAATGCTGCTAAAGTACCAGTCTTTCCGCCTCGTTCCATCTATATTGTGCAGCAGATGCACATGTATTACCTTTGCCATATTCACTCGTTTTGTTTCTGCAAATATACCAAATAATCATTATATAGAATAATTTCGCAATATCATATTTCAAAATCGGCATAAAAAAGTGGCCTCAGCCACCATTCTACCCCACCCCACCCCAACACCAACCACCAACAGAAACGCAATATAAACCACCCGTAAGCCCCATGTAAACCACAGGAGCCTCAACAAGCCCCAAAAGTAAACCAAATGTAAGCCTATGTAAACGCTTCGTTTTACGCCGTCATTTCAGCCACACGCGCCTAACTCATTGAAACACAAACCTCTCACCCATTTTTCAGCCGACCGACTCATATACGCTTCGTTCTGTGCCCCATAAAAAGATAAAGAACAACATTATGAATTATGTAAAAGGCAAGTCTAATTATTCAAAAGCAAACATAAAAGTACCAAATTATCTTGCATACAATATGTCGTTCGTGGAAGATGGTTATAAGACAAAAGAGTGTATTGTTTTAACCGACAAATATACAATTGAACTAATACTTTTTTCTTCAAAAAGTGTAAGTAAGTCAGATTTTAATGCTTTTGTGTCAAGTTTAAGAATTGACTAAATAGGAGATTGCAAACTTACTTGTTGGAGTTAAAGTGTCATTTGATTTAATTTAGTTTAAGAGGTCTACACATAAATGAAAACTATTACCTATCCAGAAATATATAGCTCCGAGAATGTTATCCGTATACTTAGCAAGAAGCCACAATTACCGCAAGCACCTATAGAACCTGTTAAGCCGATAATGCCATCAGATCCAGGAGAGTATGATAGTGGCGGTAACAGGGGCTGCTCTTTATTTGTTGTTATTGCAGGTGTTATTATTTTCTTTGTCGTCATGTCGTCCGATAAGGAACATAAAGTTTCAATAATATTGCCATTGATTGGAATCATCGCATTGTCTTTTTTCATGTTCAAGACAACAACATGGGATAAAGAGTCTCACGAACAAAAAAGGAAAAACTATGAAAATATAAAGAGAAATTTTAGCCTATTAATGGAATCATACAACAAGAATTTGACAGTCTATCAGGAAGCTAAAAATAGATATGATATTATTGTACGGCAGTTACAAAGTGAACAAAACATATCGAAATATAGAAAGGAACTCATTTCCGCCTGGATTAATAATCGAGTAAATCCATATTTTGAGTGTGGAGAAAGTATTGACGTAAAAAGAGGCGTCTCGGAAGACTTCTTCTATAATTTGTTGTGTGAGGTGTTTTCAGATGTGCACAATAATGCATGCGTCCCAGTAGGGAAATCTTTTTATTATCCTGATTTTTTGATTTACGAGAAAGGGCTGCTTATAGATATTGAAATTGACGAGCCCTATGCTGGGAATGATGGGACAGCGATTCATTATGTGGATAATAAATATGGAATTTGCACATCTATAGATGAGGAAAGAAATGATTATTTCACATCACATGGTTTTGAGGTAATAAGGTTTTCTGAAGAACAAATTTTCCTTCATACTCAAGAATGCATTAATGTAATCAACAAGTACGTATCATCTGTATTGTCGGGCTGTAAACCCAAAATAGAACAAAAGAATTTTGTCTTGGAGAAATGGACCAAAGACCAAGCATCAAAATGGGCTTATCAGCGGTTCCGTAATACTTATGTTCCTGTAGAATTACAAAGTTCAATAACGAACGAAGGCATCAAAACTTATGATGAACTAAGATACGGAAACGATTGAGCTTAAAAAATAATTATTTGGATGAACAATAAAAAGACACATCACCCACAACGGATGATGCATCTTTACTAAAAGAGTACAGAAAAATACTTGCACCTAGCCTTCCACATTACGCTTACAAGCGCAGATACTACTTATTACCATCATCTGCGCCGTTTTGTGCAAATTGCACCCAATCCAACTTTCTGCGTACCATCCCAATTCAAGAGTTGGTCAGCACACCCATTTGAACCACCAAGCGAAACGTATGTGTCAGCACTGCATGACATGTGGTCAATGAATGAGAGGAAGTTGTTGACGATGGAGTCTGTACAGACAACATCCTTTGTTGCAAACAGCTTTGTCCAGTTGGAAACACATTCTTTGCGGAAGTCGGTGCAACCGCTCCATGTCATGTCAGAAAGGAATTTATCAATAGAGGACACAATGCCATTTAAGTTGTTAAGTGGCGAGCCATGCTTGACGGCAGTAGCCATAATGCCGTAATATATAGCATTAGCTTCCTCTGCATTGAAGTTTATGCGCTCCGTCTTTGAGAACTTGCCGAGTGAGCCATGCCCCTCGTCAATGAAACGGTTGAGAACACCTTCATATCTGGATTGTCGGGCTTGCTCCTCACGCTTTATCGCAGCTTCGTGCTTTTGCCTCTTATCCACACGCTCTATGGCTTCAACGATTTCAGGCTGTTGCTTCAAGTCGTTCCATTGGATAAGAAGATACTTGTACTTTGACAGCAGGGCATTGTAATCATTACCTAAAGTTGCAAGAGAACTGTTTGCTGTAGCCAACTGTTTCCTGAGACCGTCAATCACTTCGTCCTTTTGTGCGGCAACTCGTCTGACAGCATTCTCGTCAAACTGCGAGATTCGTTCCTTGACCTTAGCATTCTCAGCCTTCAAGGCGTTGTTTTCTGACATTAGAGCTTCGTGCTCCTTGATAAGGCGGTTGAGGTTCTGCATGTAGTAAGTATATACCCTGTTGGCAGAAGATTTGATTCTTTCATTCTGTTTTTTACAAGCCACGTTGATTGCATCAGCCAAAGCACTTATGGCAGAATTGATGTTGGCAGTACGTTCCTCTCGCCATGCTTTCTGCCCCATCATTGTAGGAACAGGAATACCAAGTTCCTTTTCCACTATCTTCATTGCCTCCTGAACTGGTGCCTTGACATTAAGCAAAGGGATAGTAAGCTCCTTCTGGTCGATAATGGCAAGTTCGGCATACTTCCCGACCTTGTCCAGGGCAGCCATTGCCTGACGCTCGGCTTCAAGCACCACCTTGTTCTTGTGCTTCCGTCCACGCTTTTCCTCCTCTGACAGCTCACTGTAAGGGATGCCACGGGCAAGCCCATACTTACAGCCCACCTCTTTGTGATAGTCCGTATGAAGCTGTGAGAGATATTCCGATTTTTCCTTTCTTGTCTCACCCCAGACCTTCGCGTATGATACCCTCTCAACAAAAGCCTTTGATGTAGCTTGCTTCGTGTAGTTGCCCCGCTCTTCTTTCGGCAAGGCTTTCCATTCCTTTGTGGATAGTATCATATTCGGATTGTCTTTGTTGACATACTGGCTTCCGATTCTCCCACGTCTCTTGACTTTCTCCACAGGAATGGTCTGAACATGCGCATGTATGCTTGTCTCATCACAATGGACGGCAAAACTCACGATGTTCTCCTCACCCCATTTTCTGCATGCAAAGTCGTATGTGTCTTTTGCCCATTGCATGATTCCCTGTTGCAGGATGACATGGCTGTGGTCTGCATTCGGGTCTGCGGTGTCAATCTTCTGATTGCCGAAAGCAAGGTTATACAGCACGTCATGGTCTCCGCTGAATATCATGCCGACAGTGCAGTTGGGACTGTTCTTTGAGACTTGGTCAGGATGCCTGGCATCCATATATGGCTTGAAGCCCAACTCGTCAAGCCGCATCTGGACACGCTCATGCAGCGGTATTGGATTGGATCCAAGCGGAGCGATCTTCCCGCCCTTAACTATCTCAAAGTTGAGACTCTTGCGTGAGAAGTTATAATGGTTGTTCTTGTCTTTATCGGCATTCTTCAGCCGATAGACGTTCTCGTCCCAACCTCTGCGCTCAGCCTCGTTGCCGACCTGGGCAGAAAATGATTTCTTGTCCTTGCCGACATGTATGGCGGCACGTGGTATATTGCTTTGCATATTATTTTTGGTTTAGTTATACATTGAAAATGATGAAATACTCAGGTATAAAGTTGGCAGGTCTCGGGCGGAGCCTAAGCATAATAGGACTTTTTAAGTGAGCAGCGTAAGCAAGTGAATCTAAAAGTCCCTATTATGTTCATGGACTTTTTCAAAAGTCCGTGCATGAGCAAGCTCATGTCAGCACCTTTTCATACTTGGAGTGTCCGCAATGCCGCAGGCGGTTTTCTGCCACATACCTGTCTATCCATTTGTTGCAGGTACTCTCGCTGTATTCCAACTGTCTGACCACAGACAGGTATTCCTGTTTGGTGAAACTGTCAGGCAGCATGTTGTACAAAATCTCTCTTCTGTCGTTCCTGATGGATTCAGATGTCCGTGTTGCAGGCTTCTCCAAAAGACGATACATATATGCGGAATGATACAGCAATGTCTCCGTCATGGAGAGTGATGTGTGATAATCCTCATCAGTACATTCCAGTCTCAGAGGTTGTCCTTCCTCCATCGGATGGTAAATATCATCCGTCATGTGCCGTACAATGGTCAGCACCATCATGATGCGGAACGCCATCAGTCCGTTTCTTCTCACCACACCCTGCATCCTGTTGCCGATAGCCTCACAACACTCATCGTTCAACTGGTTATAGTGATCCATGAAATGACCGTGCAGAAACGGTGGAATACGCACCTCGTATGCCGATGCCTCACGGTGTATCTTGCCTATAAGTTCCTTGTACTGCTCACCCAACAGACGGAACGCCTCTGTCTTGGACTGCTTGGAGTCGGTCACGGCAAACACGCCACGGATACCCTTCTCAAACCTCACATTGAAGAACATGAAACGGCTGAACAGTCCGTTTTCGGAATCAGGTATGAGATTACGTACCTGCCCCGGTGTTCCAGCCAGCACGGCACTCAGTTTAGGGCAGTCTATTTCAAGGTGCTCCCTGTCCTTACGCCTGCACAGCGATACAGGCTCATGGTGATAAGCCTTGCGCAGCGTGTCGGAATAGTTGCCGTAGTCAGACTTCAATGTCTGGCTGAGCGTGTCGCCCTCCGTCTCAAACAGCAGTCCGACACCGTCATTGTCTGCCAAGGTCTTGATGAACGCGCTGGCACTGCTGTTGGCAGGAATGATAAGTGTACGCATGGGGATACCCTTCTCCTTGTTGTCAGAATCTTCCTGCATCTGTCTGGAGATATTACGCAATTCTGCATTTATTGGCTCCACCAGTTCACGGCAAAGTGTCAATGTTCCCTTGCCCATTCCTGCATCTGCGGAGACAAAGAGATACAGGTTGGGGTAAACAATGCGCTCGTCATAGACTCCCATAACCTGACTAAGTGTGGAGGACAATACCGATATCGCACCAATCAGCAGCATATCCCTGTCCGTTGGTGATATGGCACTCCTTACCACACGGTCAAGAAAAGGAGGGAGATGGGTATAGACCTCTTCCGGGAATAGCGGCAGCTCATCCTCCCCAATTATCCATTTGTCCGAAATATCCGTTTTTCCACTTTGGATAAATGGATATTTGGCAATTTGGATATTTGAAACACCATTTTCCTCTGATTTTTTCATATTACCACGTTGGCAATTTGGTAATTTGGATATTTCTGCACCATTTTGTCTGTCCACACAGCCTCTCAAATTGCCATTTTGCCAAATTTCCATTTTGCCATTAGGCAAGGAAATGGATATTCCTGCCTGTTTTGCCAGATGGAAGAAGGTGGATATGGTGACACCTGAATTGCCGGAACGCAGACATTTGTCATACTGCGACTCGGCAGCCTCTGTGGTACAACCGGCATGAAGGGAGCTCAGGCGCAGAAAATATCCACGCCCATTCTCGCCACAACCGTCAACCAACGCAAAACCAAGTTTCACCCATTCCTCGTATGATGGCGCAATGTCTGTGGCATTCTGCTCAATCAGGGAAACAATCCGTTCCACATCATTGCTGCTATCATCCTTGAAGGAATTGTTTTTGACAGATATTGAAGTCTCATCTGAGCATTCTTCCCACTGCTGGGGTATAAAAGTCTTCTTTGGCATAGTCTTGGTATTTAGGATTGATATATACATCAGGGTCGTATGGCAGGAAGCATGCTCTTGCCACATCACTGCCCGAACTGTCAACTGGCGGAATACCTGTTGCCTTCAGGCAATTTGCCATGGATTTGAAAAAATGGGAATGCTCCCATCCTTGCAGGTTCACCTCAACAATCCATTTCACCCCATTGCCCGAAGGGGAGGTGAACATAAGGATCGTTTCAAAAAACTCATGCTCCAGTAATTGCCTTTTCAGAGCAGGAATATCATCCACATGGTCAAAGTCCAGACATATCAGCCCTGAATGTCGGATGAGTTGTGAGGAAGAGCGTGACTTGAACAGCCCGGAGAATGTGCAGTAGTCAAAGTTCTGTGCCTTGAACCGTCTGGCTTCATCTTGTGAGGCTATGGCACGAAGCTGTTCCGTGCGCTCCTTGGCAATCGGCTCTAAGATGTAGCGGTAGGCATCAAGTATGCTGAATGCGACTGACGGAACCGTGTTCTGGACAGGAGCACGGAAAAACGAGAAATTATAACAGTCTTCCATACTCACCATTCTCTTTTGTTGGGCTTACGCCTGTTGGCTGCAAGAATGGCAGCGTTCTCCTCCTCGGCTGTCAGAGGCACAGGATTCTTGCGGCTTGTCTCCAGCCATTTGTCAAGCTCGTCCTGATAGAGCACATAACGCTTGCCGGGCTTTGTGGCAGGAATGCTGCCGTTGCCAAGTTTCATGTAAAGGGTAGCCATAGGCATTTTCAGATATGCCGAAGCCTCCTCCACGCTCATGGGTATGTGCGTGTTTGCCTTTTGTGGCTTGTTCTGTACTTGCAGACTGGTTATCATCTGCTTCATGCCCACAACCTCATCCCGAAGCTGGGCAACGACCAT